TTTATTTATAGCTTTTGCTAGATTTGGAGGAACAAATATTTCCAATGTTATTACTCTAAAAGGAACAACTGCTGCACTAACAGTGAATACTGCAAGAACATTTACTATTTATATTGGAACCACATCAGGGACAGCAGCTAATGCACAAACTAACTATTATTCTGAAGGTGCATTTATAACAGCAGAAGAAGTTCTATAATATGGCTGAGTACAAACAAAATTCATTCTCTGGTGGATTTAATCTTCTACTTGATGATACTAGACTTCCTGTATCATTTAAGTACAAAGAGGGAGATACTCCTTATGATATTACATACGATCAATATCGACTTGGAATTAATATACGCACACGCTTCGATGTATGTTCTTCTATAAATTCATCAACTGTAGATTTATTAGCACCGGCAGGAATAAAACAAGCCCTAATAGCTTTTGGTAATTATATTATCTTATTCGTATCTGGCACAGCATGGTATCAGTTAAATGGTACACAAGGATGGATTCAGATAAATGGATTCTCGATGGATAAAGTTGCCCCAAGATATTGGACATGTGCAGTTCCACTAACAACAACAAATTATGGCCGCCTTGCAAATCCTGTAAGTGGAACAGTTGCCCTTCCAAATGCAAATGGTGGAATTAATCAAGTTCAAACTAATATAGTAGCTGGTGAATTTGGAAACACACCAGGACTGTTAGTTCAAGACGGAATTAATCAGTCACAGTTTATTTATGTTGATAACAACAATAATGTACAGTGTCGAACAACGCAAACGTATGATGAATGGTCATATCCACTGGACAATACAACATTAAAGCTAACAGGGCCTGACAATAGAGAGTATGTTCCTGTTGGAACCTTTATGGAATGGTACAATGGAATACTATTTATAGTTGACACCAATTTTGAATATATTTATCGTTCAGTGTCTGGCAGGCCATTAGATTTTGTTGTTAATGTTGATATGTATGGACAAAAAGGTGGCGACGCTTCTACAACATCATATTCTGTTGGTGTATCAGGTATTACTGCTATGAGAGCTATGCCAGGAAATAGTTTATTTGTAGCTGCGGGTGGTGCATCAACATTTTTAATTACACTTAATCAGACACCGAATGCTCCTACTATATTTGGAGAATACACTTTTAACAGACAAGTATTGTTTAATTCTAATTGTATAACTGAAAGAGGCATTATTGATATATCTGGCTCACCTAACTCACCTAATGCCGGTGATACAGTATTTATTGATGCTAATGGTTTGCGTTCATTTAATGCAATTTTATCATTACAGAATGAAGGTCGTAATAGTATTTTTTCAGCTACCATTTCTGGATTATTTGCTGGAATAATAAATTCAACTACTATAACTGCATCTACAGGTTCTGGTTGGGCATCTGCTATAATGTTTGATAACTATGCAATATTTTCTGTAAACACAGTATTTGGATACGTATTAGTAGTGTATGATACTATTAACAATGTGTATCAAAGTATAGATACACTGCAAGTTGGTAATCATGCTGTTAAACAATTTGCGGCTATTACTATAACAACATTATCTTTATTTGCAATAACTGATGATGATAGAGTTGTTAAACTTTACTCATCTCCTACTTTTGATTCTTCTACTATTCGATTAGGCGCAGTTAGTGCACAAGACCCTAAAAAAGAATTGAAAGTTATAAATGTTCGTGCTATATTTTCTAATATAACTACTAATAGTACATTTACATGTAAATTGTTTGTAAACAATAGACTAGAACAAACTGTAACAGAAAAGCTAGAATATGTCAATCCTGTTACTCCTTATAATGGTGTTCCTATTGGAACTGATATTGATACACAAACTAACAATACATTATTTTCATTTCCAAACTCGTCACAAGGATGGAAAGCTTTTGTAGTATTAACATGGACAGGAAGTGCATCACTTACATCTACGTCAATCACTACTATAGATGAAACTCCAATGCAACCAATTCGTACTCAAGCTGTTATTCAGCAAACATAAATATGTTATCTTATGTATTACAACAAATTGGCTATAAAGTAGGACTGAATCCTGCTGACAGTGGCCAGAGAGCAGTTCTATTACGCTTCGCTAATACTGCTGCTAAAGAGTTATACAGTATCTCTGATATGTCAGGTTGTTTAGAAGAACAGTATTTCAAGATTAATGCTGACCAAACTATATCCTTGCCAGAGTATGTAGGACAAATAAGAGCAATGAGGGAATCTTGGTCACATATAGCTATTAAGCTATCACAAATGCGACCAAGGTATAATCAGTTTAACTGGACACAAGAATGGCGGAATTGGAGAATAAAAGGACTACAGACACTACAAACATCCTTGCAAAATCAATCTAAATTAATAGTGTCTGCGACTACTATAGAATCGACACCAGCTATTATTAACATTTCAGGGCCGTCAATAGGTTCTACTAATGTGTCCGAAACTATTACACTGTCAAGCACTCCAATTCAAACTTCTAATACATATCTTGATGTGTCTGCTTTTACTAGAAATACTGTTGGCCAATATGATATTATTCTATCTGATATAGATGGTAATCAAATATCATACATACCTAACAATAAACTTAAAGCACAATTTCAGATAATTGATATTTCTACATCACCTTGGTTTCCACCTAATGTTAATCCATTGTTAGGTTGGGTTGAAGTTCTATACAAGAAATCATTACCTTGGTTTCAAAATGATAATGATGAGTTTCCTGTTCCTGGATATGACGAAGTATGGATTAATAAATGCTTGCAATTATGGTATGAAGAAGCAAAAGATATACAAACAGCAACAGCCTATTATCAGAAAGCTATAGCATTGTTAGCACAGATACATGAGGATGCTAATAGAGGAACAGCGGATGAGGTTGCATTTGTAGAAAATCCTCATGATAGAATAAATCATCGTACAGGATTTGGAAGAGACTGGCAATATGCTTATAGAATTACAGGAAGATAACAAATTTGATACATTAATTTATGGCTAAATCATCTGCACTAACTGGTTCTCCACTGCCCCTCGATAGTAAACAGGCAAAACTGTGGAATACTTATGCTACATATCTTCCGCAGATAATGAATATAACAAATGCACAGGAAACTCCTGCTGCATTAGCTCAATTAGGTGCAACACAAGCTACATTACCTGGATATAATGCACTTAATTTACAACAACTATTACAATATGGTTTACCAGCAGCACAAGCTGGTCAACAAATTCAGAGTTCAAATGCTTTAGCTGGTTCACAAACACTACTTGACCAACTTCAAGGGCCGGGTGGACAAGCTGCTATTTATGGTACTGCTCTTAATAATGCTCTTAATCCAGCACAAGCTGCTGCTAATGGTCAAGCTGCTAATCTGGTTAACAGTATTAACCTCAATGGCTTATCTGGCGGTGAGCAAGCAGCAGTTGAACGCTCACTAAACCAATCTAATTATGCCACTGGAAACCTAGGATTAGATAATGCTACCAATGCTGTATCAAACGCTATGCAATTTGGTAATGCATTACAAGCTAAACGTGCTGCTTTGGGGTCGGCCCTTGGGACTGCCACAGGGGTTGCTTCTTCTCAGAACCAGCAGATAAATCCATTTGCTGCTGCTATTGGCCAGCCTAGTCCAGCTACACAATCTAACTTTGGTACTAATACATTCTCTCCAACTAGTCCAAATTCTCTTGGTTCTAATACATCTAATACATTTGGATTTGGTTCAGGTTTGCTAGGAAATCAAACGTCACTGCAGAATACTAGTACATCTGCTGGCGCGCAACTTGGAGTGGCTAATGCAATGCCAGCATATATTGGTTCTATATGTTGCTTTATTATGTTGGAAGCATATCATGGAACTATGCCAACGCATGTTAGAAAAAGTAGAGATAAATACTACAAGTATTCAACAGATATGGCTGCTGGATATAGGAGAGTAGCATACTACATAGTGCCATTAATGAAAAAATCAAGTGCCGTTCGCTCTATAGTTTGGCATCTTATGGTACATCCAATAACTAAACATCTTGGATTCGTGCATGGAATAGAAGATTATTCATGGCTTAATAAAAAGATTTGTAGATTTTGGCTCAGAACATGGACTATTCTAGGCAGAAACAAGAATGAGTCTGCATATAATAAGGAATTTACTTATGCCTCTTGATTGGAGTAATTTTGGAAATGTAGTTACGTCACAAGCACAAGATGTGTTAATGAATAGATTAGCGCAATCACCTATTGGTGGAGCGTATAATACAGTAGCACCCATATTCGGAGCACCTTCTTTAATTGGTCAATCTTCCTCACAATATTCTCAAAATCAACAACCACAACAGCCACAAACTAATCCACAAGATGCTGTTTTGAATCATTGGCAGCAACAAAATCAACAAACTGCCTCCGAAGGGCCACCTGTACAGCAAGTTAGTACACCACAAGGAAAAGGTGCCCAAGTAGCACTTGCTTTAATCGGGCTTTAATCGGAGCATTATAATAACATTATGCCATTAGCACAAGTATTAGGAGATATATTAGGGGATGTAGGCAATGCAGCTTACAATCCACAGCCTAACCCTGCGTATGGAGCAGTTAAAGTTAGTCCTGATGACTATGTAAAGCATCTTAAAGCAGCAGGTATTAATTTACCTGACAACTATCAGCCGCCACAATCTAATATGTGGCTATCACCAGATGGTGAGGACGTTACTGACCACGTTAATCAAGGGTTATCACCCAATGACCCATTTATAAAACCTGGATTTATGGCTAAACTATTTTCATCTAATGCTAGAGACATTCAAGGAAGAAATGCAGTAGCAGAAGCTTTCCCAGGTCAGCAAGCACAAGCACTGGCTGCTCAACAGAAAGCTATTTATGGCACAGGTCAAGCTTCAACTGGCTCTGCTATAGAGAGAGCTAAAACTATCGGACAGCAACCAGCTAATACTATTCCATTCGTAGCTGGTGTTGGTGGAATTGACCCTAATGCTATGGGAACTGCTTCTGATGTTATGGCTAGAGGGCAAGCTGGAACATATCCTGCTGCTGCCGAAGCAGCCACTAGACAATACGGAACTATTGGTGCACAAAATACACCAGAAGCATATGGCCCTATTGCCCAAAATGCTGTAAGAGAGGCATCGACTGTTCAGCCATTTAGACAAATTGGTGAAGAATTTCAAGCATTATATCCTGGACTTGGTGGTCCAGCACTCAATATTGGTGCTATTGATCCCTCAACAGGAGTTATGGGTCAAGTTCATAATCCTGTTCAATCTTTACCAGTTAGTATACTAGATAAGTCTCTTGATGGTGGAATGACACAAGGGCCAAGTAGTGCTTTCTATCCTGTTAAACATCCACAAGTAGCTGTACCACCTATGGGTTTAATAGGTCAGTCTGCTCCACAACAATCTAGTCAGCCACAACAATTAGCTCCATTTACTCCACCTGTTAATAAAGAAGGAACATCAGGTGCAGCTAACGTTACTCCTGTTCGTGGGACAGAGTTTGGTTTTGATAAGGATAGCAATGTATACTATATGCCAACTGGTGAATATTATGCTCCAGAATACTATGAGAATACCCCTGTTGGCAAAGCAATCAAGCATGCTATGAGTTTAAGCAAAGCTGTAGAGTCTGATAGAAAAGCTGCTCAACTACCTCATGGGTTTGGGTATGAACTTGGCAAGGCTTGGCACGATAGCTTTGGTTTTAATAGAGGACTTATTGGCCCTGCTGCTATTAATCTGTACCATAAAACAATAAGAGAATAGCATGCCAGTTCCAGCACAAGACATTCCATTTCTTAAATCGCAAGGTTGGACAGACGACGAGATTGCTAATTACAATCCACCTATTCAACCTAGACAACCTATTACTGGCCCACAAACTGTTGGCCGAACACTAGTAGCTCATGGTGGTGGTATATTAGGTGGTGGTGCAGGAGCTATTGGTGGTGGGGCACTAGCCGGAACAATGGTCGAGCCAGGAATAGGAACTATTGCTGGTGGTATTATAGGTGCATTAGCTGGTGGCTATGCTGGTCAGAAAGGCCAACAAGCTATTGAGTCACCAGAAACTTATGAGCAACAACAGTTACTCGCTCAACAAGCTGCTGAACAACATCCTAATATAGCAGAAGGAACTGATATAACTGCTGGTGCATTGGCATCTGGTGGTATGTTCTCTCCTACAACTGCTGCAAAAGGTATTGGCGGAATTATTGGTAAACTTACTGGAAGGGGAGCAGGAGCTTTAATAGCCGAACAAAAAGGATTAATAGGTCAAGCTGCTAAAGCTATGGCTAGTGGAAGTCAAGAGGACATTAATGCCATTGCTAGTAGATTAGGTACAGTAAATAAAGCACTTCCTTCTGCGCTTGAACAAAGCAAAGCAGCACAACAAGTCCTACTACAGTCGGCCCTGAACCCTGCTATATCTACTGGATTGAGTTTAGCACAAGGACAAGGCATGCCATCAGCTAGTGAGTTAGGCAAGCAAGCTCTTGGTGGAGCATTGTTCGCTAAGTCTTGGCTGCCTCATGGTAGGTTAGGTGAGCCTAATCCAGAAGTTAATAATAGCGAGTTATCTAATGATGGCAGCCAAGAGCCGACGAGCAAACCTTGGGTATCGCCATTTACTGCTGTAGATGATGCCGGGGATTATAAGATTGGGAATAAACAAATACAAAGTTTGTTTAAGAAGAAAGACTCAGGATTCTTACAACCTGTTCCCAAGGATGCAGATGCTATTACTAAAGCATATATCAATACGGCAAATGAGAAGTTAGCTGCATTGCCAGTTGACCAGATGCGAGAGATGTTACACCAGAAAGCTATGGGTGAGAAGGCTAATGATATTGCAGGGGTGAATGAACCAGAAGCAGGGTTAAGGAGTGAAGAAGAACCAACAGGAGAAGAAACACCTATTACTAGAGCTTTAATGGGGTTAGAACCTAGAGGGGAAATTAATGACAATACTAAGATTCCAACAGAAGATACTAGTGCAACCAAGCCAGTATTTACTACAGAAGTATTGCAGAAGATAATTGATAAAGGTGCAACTAAACCAGTATCAGTACAGAGGATATTTCCAAAACTTAATCTATCTATTCCAGAAGCAACAGAGGCTTTACGTCAGGCTGACCTATTGGCTGAGTTACATGAGAATAGACCACAAGGAGAAACACAAGATGCCACTGGAATACGAGAAAACACGGGACAGCCTAGTGAGACAGGGCAAGTCGCTCAAAGAAGCCAAGACAGAAGCGGCCAAAATATGGTGGAGCAGACACCCAGGAGCAGTCAATCCGTTCCACAGGAAGTCGGCGGAGAGTTACAGACAGAAAAGAAACCAGTAGTAAATAGTCCCCTCTCCGACTACAATCGTTATCAAGAGCTAGACCGTCAACGTGTAGCAATGGAGAGTAAAATTACTGACCCCGAAGAATTAATGGCTAGTCCAGAACACCAAGCTATTAGTAGAGAACTAGAAGCTATTAAGAATCGTAATGGTGGCATGCCTCCACCACAGTTTCCAGAGAATCATGTCTTAATGCCTATTCAATTACAGTCACACATACTCAATGGCAAGGCTACTACTGGTAGCATACTACATGGATTAGCTAATACTCCTGACCATCCATTACAAGAGTTAGCTAGTGGACTTCTTAAAGCTTCTGATGCTAAGTCTCTACAAGTTAAATGGAATCACGACCCCTCATTAGACTCGTCTCTTGCTGGTGCTAAACGCTCACACTATGACCCTGTTACTGATAAAGTTAATATTGGTACTGGCTCAGCAGGTGATGCTAGAGTTGTTATGGAAGAAGCTGTGCACAGTTTAACATCTAAGAAGATACCATTCTTCAAAGGTCAAGGTGAAGAACACTACAATAGGCTAAATACATATCTTAAGAATGGTTCTAATGAGCATGTTAAGGATTTGATTAGATGCTATTTTGAGACGGCTAAGGCTCTTGGGATACATCCAGAATTATTTAAGGATACTGAAATGCCTCTACATCCTAAAGGTGCAGCAGGAAATCCAGATGAAGCTGTTAGTCAAATACATGGTTATGGAGCTACAACCAAATATGCAATGGGCAACCTTGACGAGTTCATTGCTCAAGCTATTAAAGACCCTGAGTTCCAACGAGTATTAAATGGCATTAAGACAACTGATAATCGTATAGTATGGCAAACAATAGTTGATGCTGTGCGAAATTTACTTGGCCTAGATGCTAAGGCTGGTTCAATGTTAGAGAGAGTGTTGAGAACTTCTGGTGAGTTAGTACATCAGGAGAGACCAGAAGGATTGACTAGCATTAAGGATAGAGTTAATGCCCCACCAAAAGAAGGTGAACATGTAACACCAGAACTCAAACCCTTCTTTGGTCGTGCTGGTAGATTTTTTCAGAATGCTATAGAAAGGGCTAGAACAGTAGCACCAGAAGTGTCTGATGCATACCATAGATTCTACAATGCCCGCTCTGAGATATTTGGTAAGGTTTATGGTAATGTAAAGAATGTAATGAATCGAACTGGATTTACTACAGAAGATGGAAAACGATTAATAGAAGCTCAACGACAAGAAGAATTAACTGGCAAGCCTATAGCTACAACATTCTTCAAGAACAATGCTCAGCGACAAGTTTGGAATGAGTATAAGTTACGATACAAAGAACAAGGTGAAGAAGCCGTCAAAGACAAGCAGCCAGTGTATGACTACAATCAGCATCAGTTTCGCATTAGACAACTGTCAGATACATCTCACCCTATGATGCTTAATCCTAAAATTGGGGAGATACTACGAGCTAACACTGACACAGAGAAAGTCGACCAACTTAAACAGGATTTCCTAGATAATCAGAAAGCTCATGGTGTCAGTTTGACTGATGCTCAAGAGAACTTAGCAACTGAACTTAAAGCCATGCAAGGTACTGCCTCCAATACTGGTTCAGGAAGTATGGCACATTTTAATGCTAATAGACGTGCTCAAGGGATACCTCTCCCACCCTCTTGGCAGAGAGATAACTTCGAACAGAACTTAAGAGCATATGCCTCTCGTAATGCTGGTGACAGAGCACACTATAAATACATCGAGTCTAATCCATCTGTTATGGCTCAGTTAGGAGAAACTCATGATGCATGGGGTCGTCCTATTCCGCCAACAAATAAGCCAGTTGTTGCTGGCAATCAGTTTGTTAAATCATTAATCAATGAATCAAAAGGAGAAGTTGGCCCACAAGGATTCTATACTGAACGTGCTGGTTCATCAACTGCAACTGCTCTGTTCATATCTTCTCCTGCTTTGTCTGCTGTTCATGTACCTATATCTAATATATCTGGTATTGTCGGGCTAACTAGAAATCCTATTGAGACAGGTAGAACTCTGTTAGCTGGACTAAAAGGCATGTATAGTGGAGTAGCAACTGCTAATAAGAATGGACTGGTTATTCCAATGGCTAGACCAGTATCAGACATATGGGATTCTTCTTTAACTACTGCCGAGCACTTTCAAGCTATGGCATCAATAGTTAGACGAATTGCCTCTTTCAATGATATTGCTACAAAAGCTAACTTAGGTTACATGCAGGCGGCCATGGAATTTTTAGTACCTAAACGTGTTGCTCAGGCTAACTATGGTGAGGGAGTTGGAGCTAAAACTTCTCAGCAATGGTTGCGAAAATTAGACCCTGACTATACTATAGGTAAACAATATTCACCAAATGAAACACAACAATTAGCTTCTAGGGCCGTTGGCTATCTGCATGGCACTAATGACCCACGTTCAATGCCAGAATGGATGATGCGTGATTCAGAGATTTCAGGTTTCTTCTCTATTGCTCATTGGTCAGTTGCTCAGACAGATAGATTTATGCGTGATGTATGGACACCAGCAACTAAGGGAGACTTAACTCCACTAGTCGCATCTATGTTTGGTGCGACACTAGGTGGATATATTATCAAAGAATTGAGAGAACAAATATCTGGCAAGCATTCTCCAATACCCTCTTTGCAAGAGATAGCTGCATCAGACAGAAGTTACAAAGGTAATGCTGGCCCACTAGCTTACAACATGATTTCTGCGTTACAATATGCAGGGTTTGGTGGAGTGTTTAGTCAGATTGCTAAGTGGCCATTTGATGTTGCTTACAAGAATATTCCACAAGCCGCCGCATTTCCATTAGATGAAGAAATAACAGATATAGGTGGTACTATATCTAATGTAGCATCTGCTTTGGCAAATGACCCGAACATCAACTATGTTGACTTAGCTAAGAATGTAATGGCTCATGTACTTACATCTGACTTTAGGTTAGCTAGAGAAGGATATAATCAATTAATTAATAATGGGATGATAACTGGAACACTAGCAGAGAAGAAAGCACTGTCAGATAAGATGGGTCAGCTTAGACGATTTGAACAGGTTGAAGGATTACCATTCAATGCACAAGATGCTAGTAATGCAAATCCATACATGAATCTTGAACAGAAGAAATTCAAGATGGAGCAAGACCCACAGAAAGCAATGGCTATGCTGCCAGGATTAATCAATAATATAGTTACTACTTATCACAGTAATCCTGATGTTATGATGAGTAAACTAAAAGCATTAAAAGAAAATGCTTATGAAACATTTCCATCTATGGAACAGATGCCATTACAAATGTTCAAGTACATTGGTTATCTACAGAGAGAAGAAGGGCCAGAGATGGCACAAAAAGAGCTAATGGATTATATGAAACACAAAGTTATTAATGAGGCGAAGTCGAGTGTTGTTCCTTAAGAAAATCCTCTATATCAAGAATTATGCGTGCTTTGGTTATCATCTTATTACCATAGAACTTCTCTCCTGCAAGAGCACCATCTTGGACGTATACATCCTTTAAATTTTCTAGCATAGTCAAAGATCGCATTGGTTCTATATTCTTGTATGCTTTTATCTGTTTAGAGAAACGTCTATAATCGTCTATACTCATATTAATCCTCATCAATTTCTGGTCGTATGTATTCTGGTGGGAGCTCTGTTATTCCTTAAATAGTTTCGGGTTACCAAACCAACTATTTTTGGAATCTATCCATACTGCAATGACAAGATTACTTCCTAACTCTTTATATTCCATATCATCTCTTTTATAGTTAGTAAATCGTAAGCAAGCAACCAATGCCTCATTATCTATTTTAGGCCAGCCAATAGGTTCAGTATTTCTATACATATTATACTTTCCCATCATTCTTATTCTTAGTCCAATCTCTTTTCTTAACTTCTTCCAAAGTTTCTGATACTACCATATCATAGTCAATATCATTTTGCTCACAATAGTCAGCTAGATATATTACAATATCACCTATCGCGTCTATCTTAGATAGATGATGGTCTATTACTTTACCTCTAATACCTTGCTCTGCTTTCAAATGAGCATGACATAGCTCACCAACTTCTTCTGACACACCAAGCAATGGTTGATGTTTCTGTTTATTAGGAAAGTTCTTAGCAGACCATTCTGCTACTTCAATTCGTAATTTTGTTAAGTTCATATTGCTTTGTATATCATGTATGTTTTATGTGTAATTTTATCCTCAGCAGAATCCTCTATTATCTTACCAGTTCCTATCAAATGTCCTAGAACATCCTCTGCTGATTTCTTACCTTGTGGTAATGATTTCCAGAACTCCATCACTATATCAACCATTGTTGTTGTATGCCTTTCGCCAATATAGTGAAATATCTTGTCTGTCACTTTAGCTAAAGGGTTATCAGTCTCAGACTGTAGTGCTAGATGCATAGTAGGTTCTTCTTTGTCTAGTATCTCTATTGCTCGTTTAACTTCATCTATCTCTATTACCATATTATTATTCTGAATACCACCATAATCATTCTCAGAAAAGTGTTCGGCCATAGCTACTTTCTTAACCATTATTAGTTTCCTAGTATAGTAGTGTATTAACTTTGGCGAGCTATTAATTCGATTTTTAGGGTTAGAATCAAATTCTATCCACCAATCATCTAAGTATTTAGCAGCTTCAGGAGTAAATTTAACCTGACCATATAACTTAGCTAGATTCTTTATATGAGCTAACAACTCTGCTCTATATCTAGCTTGTTCAGGAGTTGGTTCTGGTATATCTGACACTGACTTACGATTCTTAGTTGCACAGATAAATAAACATCTAGCAGCAAATCCAGTACCTATCAGTTTGTCATTCGATATTTCTTCCATGAAGTCAGGAGTGGTTCCAGCTAAGAAGTTAAGACATCCTCTACGAACTCTATCCTCTCCGTTATTCTTAGTTTTGTATTCATAGTCTAATGGGCAGCCATGAAGTCCATTGATGTAATGTATAACACTATCGGCTTTCTTTCTGAATAGAGACCCTAGCTCGTCAAGACAAAAGAACATTGAGCAATGATAGTATATGTCCATCTTAGGTTCGCCAGAACCATTCATGTATGTAAAGTTAATTCTTCTACCAGCCTTGGACATGCTATCTACTAACGCTTCGTATGTAGTAGCATCAGGTGCATAAGGGAATAGAGTAGCATCCACTTTCTCACCACCACGTTTAAGCTTCATAGTAGATGCTTCTGCATCCTCAAGGTTAGCCTGCTCTACTTTCTCTATTACTAATTTCTCTTGTTCAGAGGATTTATCATGAACGGTATTGAAGTCTTTTTTCTTGTGATATTTTAGGAACTCCATCACGCGAGTTAGCACTAATGATTTGCCAGTCCCTGGCGGGCCATATAGAATGCCATACATATTGCCAAATAATGGATTAGTACCATTCTTAGGGTCAGCACCAAATGCAACTCTGCGTTGTAATGATGCGGCTACAATGAATCGCCAGCCCCAAGAAATATAAGCATTGGGGCTAGGCAATGAATCGTTGTAGGCCATCCATTTGTCAAAGTTGGTCATACTTTATTAGGAAAGAAATACTTTCTAGTAGCATGTAACCTCTTTTGTTTTCTAATCCATCCTGATTTCTTTTGATATGACCATCTTAATTCTTTTTTAAGATAGTGTGCTGCTAAATAAATAGCTAGAAATTCATATTTATCTTTCATATAGCTAAAGTTTTCAGTCCCATCGGATTATCTTTCTCTTTGAATGGTGCCCAATTAAGACCCACTTGTGTCTCAGATTTCATGTTGAATACTACTCCATCAACGGGTGAAGTAAACTCCTGTTCAATAAATTCTTTCTGTTTTCTTCCGCACTGCATTGCTTCTTCTATAGGACATTGAGATACTATGCTGTCATGGCCATTAAGTAACAAGTCCCAATCAAGATGATTAGTCTCTATGTATTCCTGCATTGCACAGTATGCTCTGTTAGTTATCTCACCTACCGTTGATTGCAGAGTCCATGCATAGAATGATTTATAGTCTTGTTCCGATGGACTATACTGACTAAGATAATAAGGAGCTCCAAAGAAGTTATAAAGTATTCTTGTCTTTTCAGCTTGATAACGAACTCGCCTATTACGTTCAGGAATTTCAGGAAATAACGAACGATGTATTACTAGAAATCTAGTGGCTTCGTCCATTGGGAGAGATATTTTTCCGCCAGATTTCTCCAAAACATTCATTCTAAATGCTTGTGCTTGTACATCATAGTTAGCACTAAGATTAGTTTGTTTGCCAAAATAATAATATCGTTTAGATGATGGCCAGTTGTCAGTCTCTTTTATTAGATGCGACAAATCTTTCCAGTATGGATTAGATTTTAGTGCTTGTATAGGCGTCTTTAGTACATCTTGTATATCAAATCCTGGTACATCTTTCATTTCTTTTTGCCATACATAAGGAAACAAATGAGCACTAACATACACATGAGAATGTACTCCATGAATGAATAGCTGTCTATATGGGCCAGCTTCACAATCATATCCCATGAT